TGTGCCCTGCATTACTATATCTTGTATTACTATATCTTGCAGGACTTCTTTCCCATTAATCCAAAGTTTACTCATAGTTTATTTCTCCTTTGGAGGTTCTTTCTTTGTTAAAACCCACTTTTGAGTATCAAGCATCCAGTTATCTTCCAGCCCCCTTGAGTCCATAAAGCCCTTCATATAAGTAGCAATCCGACCCCTCAATGCTTCCTCTTGCCTCATCAATTCTTGGACTGTCATCTTTACTTTATCTGGTAGCTGGATATCCTCTATTGCTTTTCTTTGCTCTTTGTTCGTTTCCATTTTCCTTCTACTCCTTCTCTATATTAGTTCGTAAACTACTTTGACTCCATAAGTTTCTGTTGGAGTGTTCGCCCAAGCGATATCTACCTCATCATCTGCTCCATATTCAAAACCTTCTCCATAGGTCTTTACTAAGTCCTGAACACCATTGGTGTATAAGTCTAAATCTATCAACTTAATGTCGTATGTAGCACCATCACCCGCGTCTATGTTTACAGTGAAATCTTCTGCTGTGCTAGCTGGCGCAGAGTCTAAATGTAATTCCACCCGCAGCAGTCTGAACGCTGCCCCGGGGATTACGGTTTTCGCTATGGCTCCTGAGCCTGTTGCCTTCGATGTGATAGGAGAGCCACCCTTTGCCGTTAGCACTTGCCCATCAGCATTTACAGCTAACTCTCTGTAATCATTTGCCCCATACTTACCAAGTATAGGTCTCACTATACGCCCAAGATAATCTGTTAATCCGACAAACTTTGCCATTGTTTATTCCTCCAAATACTCAACCGAGTTGCTCAGAATAGCATACCCATCAAGCTGGTCTTTAATAAAATCTGTTCGTGGAGCTATCACCGTTGCTATATACTGTCCGTCTGTAGTCAAATCAAATGAGCCGAGCCTCTTTATATCTTTACCAGTAAGCGTCTTGAGTTTGCTAATGGATACTTCCTCTATCATCAGTTGCCCTCTCTTATAGCACTTGAGGGGAAGGGTTAAGATACCCTTCCCCCCAAGTCTCGGTTATACTTTCCAGCCTCTTATTCTGAGTCCTACTATCAATAGGTCGGCAGTGATGCCGTCAGGATCAAGCAAGACACCGAATACTGTACCAGGCTTGTAGAAGCCTGAGTCAAAGCAAGCGCTGATATCTATACTTGCCAGTATATTGTCAGTATCCGCTTGCTCGATATCTCCAGCTGTGATTTTAGTTCCAGTGTCCTCAACATTGCTTGCACCAACGTGCGCACCCACTACGGTTACGTCAAAATCCATAGCAGAAGCATTGATAGAGTCTCCAATTATTCTTGCCTCAATGATATCTCCCACCAAGCCTGGGGGCAGATTACCTTTGAAGTAGACAGCCTCACCTGCCCCATCTATTTGCGGACCTGCCCAGCCTGCGTCTACTGTGCCTAGCCCCGGCTCGCCTGTAGTATCCAGCGTATCAGGTGAAAAGAAAAGCTCAAACTCTTTCGGAGCTTCAATCTCGATACGGACACTATAGGTATCTAAGCTTCTGCCAACAACCTGTATAAAATCGTTGTCAGCCGCGGGTCTGGTCTCGGTAAAGCCACCAGCTGTGCCAGATAGATACTGAGCTGTATTGGCAGTATAAGGTCCGTCCTCATCAGATATCGTGCATCTACGGCAGACGGAGACTTTCTTAACACCATCTCCTACAACCGTTTCAAGGGCAATATATTGTGCATAGATGTTAACAGCCTGATCCGCATCAGCGTGAAGCCAACCTGAGCTATAGCCAACTAAGTAGCCTCTCTTAATCGTTTCTGCGTCTTTAACGACTATGGTACATTTGCCTTCAACATCCTCTATTACAGGGTTATATGCCATTAGATTATCCTCCTTGCTTAATTTTTAACTATTGGTTATGCAGCTTTCGCTTGAACATTTATCATGCAAGCTGCCGAGTATTTCTGGAACAAGGCAGCACCGCAGTACATCTTTACCCTATGTCTAGTTGCGTCTTTGTCCTGCACTGTTCCAATATCTTCTCTCTGCATCCCACCATTCTGCAAGCCTGTGAACGCAGAGTCGCCAAACTTAACAGCGAAGATGATAGAGTTATCATAGCCCGCTGCCCTTGTGACTGTTTTATCATAGTCAGCAATGGCTAAGACCGAAGTTACACCATCCTGAATGTTATCAAGCAGGTGGTCGTGAACACCTATCTGAATCCCATCATAGATATCAATAAACTTGCCCCAGTCATTCGTAGTTGTTTGCAGGGTTGTGCCGGATGCCCTCGAAAGACTGTTCAGCTTACGTCTCATGCGTCTGCTCATTACAAGCAGGTCTGGTTTGCCAGGCTTTACCCTGTCAATCAATTCATCCAGCATGTCCAGAGTAAGGACAGCCGATGTCGCATGTGCTGGCATAACTTGATCATTGACAAGCCCATCAAGGTCTACGGTTGCCTCTGACTCCAACTCTGCTATCAGCTGAACAAGCCCCTTGATAGCATTGGTTGGGTTAGATGTGGACGTACCGCCCCAGAGAAGCTGTTCTACCAGCTCATAAGAAAACGCCTTAGCTTTCTTCTCCATGAGACTTCCTGCTACGTCCTGTGTTGAGTTCGTGGCGATATTAAACTTCGGAATGTCAATGTCGCCAATGGCAATCTTGAGAGCGGTTGACCTCTGCGACAATTGAGGAGCTGAGTCGGTAATTGTTCCTGTTGCCTGTATCCATGAGATACCGGGCAGAGCAGTTTCCACGTTGTATAGTAAGGAGTTTCCTTTAATCTCCATCCAGGGGATTTTGTCGAGAATCGGGTTCTCCTTGACTATCGTATTCATAATGCCTTTTTTCAATACGTCAGTATCAAGCAAGGCTAATTCTGCTAGTGTAATACCCATTGAATAAATCCTCCAATCCTAAAATTAGTAAGTTGCTTGGAGCTACTTTAAGCCTTTCAGTCCTATGGCAATTTGCTGCGATGGCGTGAGCTTGTTGACATCTATGCCGCCCGCTCCTGGAAGTCCGTTATCTGCTGGAGTGTTGTTGTTGGCAGTAGCTAAGCCTGGGTTTCTAAGAGTTCCGCTAACAAAAGCTTTCATTTCTTCCTCTGTTTCGCCACCATACATAGCTACAAAAGATGGGTCAATCGCTTTGTTTTCTCCAATAACTTTCTGAGCTATTGTAATTTTACTCGCAAGTTTACCAGCCTCTAAGTATCCCTTGTTGGTCTCGGCATCTCTCTTGAAGTCATTTTTTGCACCTTCAAAGGCAACCACATCATTCTGATATTGCAATCGCTGATTGAACAGGTCCATTGCCTCATTGTTCTTGCCGAGTATGTCCGTTGCTACCTTGAGCCTAGCTGTGAGCTGAGAGTTTGTCTCGCCTAGAGACTTAATCTCTCTCCCATGCGTAGCGCCCTTGTCGTTTAGGAGTGCCTTTACTTCGTCAACTGTGTATGCGTCTTTAGTCAGTGAGTTAGATGTGTTGGGTGTCAAAGTCTGCTGATGAGAGGATTTATCGTCCTGTCCCGCTTCGTCTGCACCTTTTTTGCCATCTTCGTCCGTCATTTACGCGATCCTCCTTTTTTAGTATATGTTATGTCTATGTATTATGCAACTTAGTCTCTCTGTCTATGATATTCCGAAGGTCCCCCAGTCTGTCAAGTGCGTCTTGACTCTTTTCTGCTTGTGTCGGTCCTTTAGGTCTTGAACCTCCAGTACATCGCCATGTTCCGTAGGCTGGAGTCACCTTTCTGTATGTCACCAACCAATTATCAAACTCCTGAGAGCCACATCTCATGTTAGCTTTCTCCGGATCGTTAGTGGGTAATCCATCATATCTACTTATCATTGACTCTACTTCACTGGACGGAACTCTGTTCCAATCCATAACTGAAGTCCAGCCAAGTAATTCTTTTGCTGTGTCGTAGAAGTCTCTGTGCTCCTTGAGGTATCGTTGCTGCGAGAAAGTTGTTGGCTCTGCGTAATACTCAATGTAATTTCTGATATATTTAGCAGCAAAGCCCTTGTCATATGCGGCGCGTTTATTCCTTGCGTTTCTGTATTCGGTATTCTTTAGAAGCATATCGGCTTTATCATCCTTGCTCATTTTGTCATAAAGGTTATCCTCCTTCGCCCACTTGACTGATATTCTGAGTGACTCTATATCCTTGAGCGGTGTCTTATAAGTATCAGTAGCTAACGTCAGCGCAGCATGGAAGTCTGTATTCTCAACAAGATACAAATCTTTTTCCGTGCTGCTGTCTTTCTGCATGAACTCCACATAATTAGAGACATAGGCTTCTGGTATTTTATCATCGTATGCCTTGACAGTATAATAAGACTTCTCAAACTTTGGGTGTATTGTCATATACTGGTCTCTCTTGAGACGCGCTTCCACTGTGTTTCCTTTAATTTCTTCATACTCTGTGTATTCGTTATCAAAGTCTATCTTTGTTTGGTCATATGCTTCTGGTTTTATTAAGTCAACTCTAATCGGTTGTAACTCATGGTTAAGCATTTCATCATACAAACCGAGATGGTTACTGAGATACCTATCTCTCCAATAACCTTTCTCCGAGAGCTGGTAGTATTCAACATATTCATCTATATGCTGATAGAGTCCCTTTAAGCCCTCTGAGCGTATCTTCGCTTCGGCAAAGTCAGAGTTTTTCAAGAGGTAATTGCGTCTTTTGTTCCTTGCAGTTTCATCCATACCTTTAATATCATCAAACCCCTTGAAGCTATCTGCCCACTGCTCCCTGATATCGTCATATTCCACACTGGGTATTTCGCTCAGGCTAGTATAACTAAGTGGCTCTGCTTTCCCTGCCTCGATAAGGGCAACATTGAGCTCCTCATTCTCTAATCTTTCTCTAGTTCTTCTGTAACCTGACTCCGGATAAGAGTGATAATCCAAGTAACTATCAAATAAATCCTCGTCTAGGTCAATAGAGTATGCACCTCTAAGCCTGCGAGCTATTGAATAGTCAGGATTACTCTCGAGATATTCTTTTGTTTTAGCTGATTGCGTCACCGTATCATCGCTGTATTCTGCTAATATATCATCATAAGCTTCGTCCTCTGCTACCCAGTCAGTGTATAGGTGAAGCTCTGCTTTGCTCTCCTCCACAGGCTTCCATCCGTATCCTGCCTCTGATTGCCCCCATTCGTTGAAGCCAATGTTCTCGACCCTAAAGAGCTTAGCTGTTCGGCTTGTTCCACCATTATCCTTAACTATTTCGTTGTAATCAAAGTAAGCACCTAATACTTCTCTGGGTGGTAGCCCAATACCCATTGACTCGATGCTGACACCGTACTTCTCCCCGAGCTTAACAGCATGATCGTAAGCCTCTATAGATTGCAGCTTGCCACCATAGCCCCAGAAAGCAATAGCCCCATCTATCTCCGGATGTATCGCTCTAAACTCAGCTCGATAATCCCTGCTCAGCTCAGCGTGAGTTTCAAGAAAGGTTTCTTTCTCTGCCTTTGTTGTCAGAGAATTATATAGCATCCAGTCTTTATATTGCTCAGGTGGTATCTCATTGTTTTCTGCATCAGTCTCATCCATCTTGTAAATAGACTGATAGGGAAGCTTCCAGTATTCTTCGTTAAAATTCTCCTTATCAAGATATAACTGAATAGCTAAATCAGATGCCCCACCTTCCACTTTCTTTCTGACTAGGTGCTGTATCACTATATCAAGTGTTCCTTTATCATATTTATCTATGAAGCCAGCGATTCTTTTATCTCTCGCATCCCAATCATAATCACCGTTTTCTTTTACCATGGTCTCATCATAGATAATTGCTTGATAGTCAATGAGAGCAGCGATATCTCTAAGCCCATACTCGTTCCGCTCCTCCTCATATTTATCAAACAGCGTGTAGATTTCTTCGTTTCTTGTATCTGTCTCTATAACATGATGAGCATAACCAAACAGCTCTCCTGCATGACTTACTATCTCTCTATATTCTTTGGTGCTTTTCTCGCCGGCGACCAGTTGGTTCTCTCCTGTATCCCGCGAGTTGTTATAATCATCTCTTGCTGCCTCTATGCTAAACTGCCAGGCTATGCGGTTAGGAGAGTTCCACATTTTCATAAAGTCTTTGGCTTGAAGCTCCAGCTCTGACAGCTCGGTAAATTGCTCTCTCAGATAAGACTGCTGCAATTCAGATAATGACTTCCATTCCAGAATCCCATCCCTGAACGCCTGCATCTGTTTATCGTCAAGCATCTCCTCAGGGATTTTCATAGCTATTTTGTCTGCCGCTTCGTAGAAGTCGGTCCACTTAGATTTAGGGTTAGTCCGTAAGCCAACTGCCTCAGCTATTGGCAGGACGAACCTTGCCTTTCCTTGAGGGATATCATCCTCTGGGACAGCCCCTGGTATTAACCAATTCAAGCCTTGCTCCATCACAATAGGCTCAAACCGAGTAGCTATGTACTTGAGATAATCTTCTTTGGTCTCTATTGGTCTACCTGTGAAGAACTCCTGTCTCTGTATTAAGTCATTAGCAGTTGTAATAGATGGTGAGCTTCTCTTGTACCACCCATAGACAAACGGATTATTCCTGTTGATATTCCCATCTTTCATTATTCTAACAAAGTCAATGTGTTCTTTGTCACCGATCTCGTTGACGGTCGCCATTATGTCACCAATCAACCGGACCATCCCATACCAAAAGCCACCGAAGCCAAAGTTATAGTTGCCTATCTGCATTGACATAAACTCTGCTGACGGACTCCATTCTACTTTTCCTGTGAGTGTATCTTTATGTAAACCAAATCCCTCCATCACATCCTTAAGTGCTTCGTCCTCATCCTTGCCAGCAGCTAGTGATATAGCCATCTGAGCACCTGCATACCCAATTATGCCTGCGCCTACCATCCCACCCATTGCGGACCGAGCCATCGCTCCTGTGTAACCGCCTCTGAATACATTAGAGATAAGAGCCATACAAGCTCGCGTATATCTAGGAGCGAACCAGACAAAGGCGTTTTCAAACTTACTCCATCGAGAAGTTACACCGATAGAAGCTGAGTCAAACTGCCCTGTTAGTCTGTCAAGGAAGGTCGCAAGATTATGAGTTTGCCCTTTACTCTTAGCATCCTCTGACATTAGTTCCCAGAAAGTGTTCCTGATAATCTCGCCTGAGCTGTGGAAAGCAAGCTCTGACCTGCTTAATGGCTGCCCTGGAATCATCGCAAGTAGCTTAGCTGCTCCACCGCCTAGACCTTCTACCGCATGTAGCGCGTCAAACCAATCGACTGATGTCCTGCTGCCACCCGCATATATTCTCTCAAGCGCTGCGTGTCTGTTTTTATCAATATATCTGTGCATCCATTCGGGGTTAAAATACGCTGTGATGGGAACAATGTAAGATTTCAGGACCGCGCCCATCATTCTTCTGCCAAGTGCAGGGTTAGTTATCATCATCTTAGAGGCTAAGCCAAAGGCTGGTATTCCCTGAATTGCGGGGAATGATATGTCCATTGATACTTTTGTTACTCTCAGTATTCCTGCTACGTCAACTGCGAAGTCCAGAGCTGGGAGTCCTTCCTTGTGTCCAAAAAACTTATTGACTAAATCAACTGTCTCTTGAGCGTAAAGCTTCCCATTGAAGTGACTCTGGAACAAGCGTCCGTATCCGAGTGGCGATACGCTGGCTCTTGCTATCTGCTTCTCATACCAGACTTTGTTAATAGCGTTCTCTCTACGCAGCCCTATAGTTTCAGTATATATATCCTCATTGCCAGCAGAATTAGGGTACCGCTCAGCTAACATAGGATACTCATCAATAACATCTTGCGGCACAGGCAGCCCCTCGATTAAGGCTTCCTCAACAATAGCCTTGTGGTCTTTGCCTTTCCACTTATAAAGTTTATTATAAACTTCACCGGGCATCTGCCAGTCAAAGCTACGCTTAGTGCCCTCGATAGCTCGAGTTACTTCATAGTGTAAGCTTCTCAGAGCATCACCCCTGCCGTTTGTTGTGATACTATTTATTGCTTCTGGAGTTATGTCATACTTAATCTTGTAATGATTCGTACCTTTCCTTACAGGAGCTTCGGGCAGAACTATGCCTGGATTGTGTATCCTTTGTAGCAACCTGACAAGGGCTGACTCTAGCATCTTTGCTTCGGTATAATAATCATCTACAGATAGCGCTTCTAGTGCATCCTTGAGATAGTTAACTATCCCAGGGTCACTTCTCCAATCGTAAAGGTGAGCGACTTCCTTAGTCAGCGTTTTGAAAACTTCCCTGTTTCTTTCTGCTTCCCTAAAAGAACGCGCTGTGCTGCTAAGCTTTTTACCCATAGCCAGCGATTGCAGCATTCCAAACCTTCTGTATCCGAGCTGGACAAGTAGGAAGTCTGTTAGGTTATCTACATGGTCTGGGATATCTGACGCTTTTAGATCTTCTACGCCTTCTATTTCTGGCTCAACGTGAGTAGCAACCTTGTCACCAATCCTTTTATATTCATCTTCTGTGATGGGTTCTAACGTTGCAGATATATCTTGCTGTAGTTCGTAATTGTCATCCAGCCTGTTAGGTACATCCTCAACCTCTTGTTGTGGCAAGAATGACTCCATATCATCCTCGTAACTTCCAAACTGTTCTAAGTTATCTACCTCTACGCCAACATTCCGTAGCAACTTAGCCATTCTATCAAGATGGATTTTCTCTGCTGATAACTCAGTGGACATAGCGTCAATAGAACCTAAGCTTTGCTCTGCTTTCCAAATCTCCTCGATGTGTGCTCGTAAGTCCTCTGCTCTGTCAAAGCCTAATCCTTTCGATACTTTATCTGCTGCCGTATCAAACTTGATTTTGGTCTTGCCTTTTTCTTCAACTTTGGCATTGTCAGCCCATTCGCTAAGTTTTTTCCCACCGATAACTTCTGCCTTGAACGGCGTAATGTGTATAGGAACCACACCATACTCGTCACAGAATGAGGTCAGCGTAAAGGTTTTGGATATCGTTCTGGTTTTAGGTTTACCTGTATCAGGGTCGATAACATCCTTACCTTTTACTTTAACATTACGCACGCCATAGGTTATGGTGTTTTCCCACTTAGCGGCAGGATCGTTGTTTAGTGTAGTTTCGTATCCCTCTTTTAGATAGAAGAGGTTGCGATCGCCATAGTCCAAATTGTCTGCTTGCAGATTGCTTATCTCTGCTGAAAGCACCACGCGCCCTGACCTATCCATCTCCCTGAACATTGACTTTAATTCACTGTCAGTAGCCTTGATAGGCAAATCCCCAAAGCTTCTTTTCACTGTCTCAACATCTTGGGCAGTGGTTGGTTTAGCTTCAGCCTTAAGAGTTTCTATCTCGTTAGAGAGAACATTTAATGCGTCAAATAACTCTGCTTGTTTTTGTGGGGCGATGTGAGCAATCCGCTCATACTCGTCTATCCAGCCTGTCCAATCATCCCCCCAGTCAGTAAACCACTCTCTATATTCAGCGATATCAATCTTGTCTGGCGTACCGTCAGTTCTTATCATAGTGCTTATATCTTCTGTAAACTTACGAGCACGAAAAAGCATCTGCTGTTTATCGTTTGTGTCTTTATATCTCTTAGGGAACTTCTCCTTGATATACTGGTCGAGAGTTATTCCACCCTCATCTATAGATGCCAGCTCACTCTCGATTGTTTCAATGAAGCCTTTTTGCCCAATAGCTGTATAGATTTCCTGAACATAAGATTCTAATCCACTGATAGGATTAAGGTCGTAGAGGATACTGCCAGTCGTTTTAGGTCCGTTGCCTATCCCTGCCCTTATTGATTTCACTGAGCGCCCTCTCTGTATAGACCTTGAAGCAGCTCCCTTCCCTGTCTTGCCAGGTGCTCCACGAACAGGAACAAGTCTACCTTTGCTGTTGTATTTGCCGAGCACTACCCTGTGCAGGTAATGGTCGACCTTCGCTCTTTCAACACCTGCTTTGTCTGCAAGTTGCGATAGCTCCTGATACATATTCCTGATAGCGTAGGCGTATCTTTTCCCTTTGTTAAATCCTGTCCAGTCATACTGCTCTGGCTGTGTAAATATATGTTCAAAGCTGCCAGCTCCAAAGTCACCTTTATATTGAGAAAGTAGCCTGCCCTTCATTTTCTTTGAGATAGAGAAGTCATCGAAACCAAACAACTTCATGGGATTTACTGATATGCCTTTAAGCGTATTGCTCCAAACCTTAGAAACATCTATGCCCATCTTGATAAAGGCTAAGAAGCCCACACTGTTACGCTTTACTATATGATCAACTGACATCTTGTCAGGGTCTATTGTTATTCGTGGGTCAATCAGCTCTGATAAGCCGCGCCCAAAAGGTAGATGACTTAAGGCATTGACCGCGCCCTTTATCCAGTTAGATTGTATAGCATCTTCTGTAGTTTTCTTGAAGTCAGGTATCGAAAGGTCGCCATTCACATCATCTTGTGAAGTTACTTTTCTTGCCGCATCACCTACGTTGGACAGAGCTTCCTCTACTGCTGCCTTCGCTTCACTAGAGTAAGCTATCACGGTATCAAGCGCAATCTGCTCAGCAATACCCTTGGATTTACCTTTCGCTAATGTCTCATTCTTTATCTTGATATACATATCCACATCAGCTTTTGACAGACTATTGATAGATACCTTCTTCATAAAGTTTACAACAGCACCAACGCCGCCAGGGATAAGCCCCATCATAAGTCCTGCAACGGCAGAGTCTACCATCCGTGGACTGTTCCAATCAAAATCCTCACCCAGAGCATCTACAACAAAAGCCTCTTGAGCCCACTCCTCAGCACCTTCACTGATTACTTCTGCGACCAGCTTACTTGGAGTAGAAAGCGCCGCTCTTGTGATAGTGTTTATGACTCCACCGCCACCGCCAGGAGTAGCCAGCATAACAAAGAACTGAGCTGCATCTAATCCTGCGAGCTTCATATTGTTATTAAAAACAGTCATAGCCATAGCGTCAGCTTCCTCTTGGCTGTAACCTTTAGTGATAGCTTCTTCAACTGCTCCAGCAGCTTCAACATAGGACTCAATATATCGTGAGGCTACACCGCCGCAAGCAGACGTAGCAGCTGTGGCGGCAAAACCTGTTAATCCTATTGCACCAACTCCTGTCGAAGCGACCGCCATAGCAGCAGCGGCAGCAGCAAAAAATACCAACTGAATAGGGATAGAACTTGCCAGAGTTGTGGCTATAAACTCGCCATTGAACAAGCTCTCTTTACTGAAGGATACGTTCTCTATTGGTCTGATATTTGCAGGACTATACAGGTTCTCTATATCTTCAGCTACTTCACCTACACGCTTGCGGTCCATCCCCGGATCAGTGAATGGTTTGTAATGTTCTTCTCTTATGCCGATAACATTGAGCGCATTCTCAAACTTTTCAATCAGGAACTCCCCTGTACCCTGCAATAATCCACGATCAAATGTTACCTCTTGCGATTCATCTGGATGTTCTCTAAGCCAAAGCTCTATACCTCCTGCAATCAACCCTGTTCCACTGGGTATGCCATGAAGAAATGCATTGTTCGCCGTCTGGCGCAGAGATAATTCAGGCACACCAATTACTCTATCTATACTTTCCCATATCATCCCGATAGAGCGCATCGCAGTATTGGCATCTTCTCTAGGTAATTTTGTCATCTCTGCCTTGAACTCGTCAGGATTAGCTATTGCCCAACTTCTCATTTCATCTACGGATGTTCCCATCCCCAGAAGTATCTCTTTTGCCTCTGGAGTGAGCTGCTCATTTAGTTTACTGACGACTCGATGTGACTCGTCAACAAATCGCAGGTCAGTAAAGAACTTCTGAACATCGCTATCTTCAAAGCCGAGATTATAAAGCACAGTCACAGTGTTATCATTGCGCCCAATCTTATATATATCTCCGAGTAATTCTTGGGCGGCTCCATCCTCTGTTTGTAGAGACTGGAGTAACTCCTTGAAGTTTCTATCGGGGAATAGCTCTGCCATAACATCTTTGAATTGAACAGGAGCAAAGAACTGGTCCAGCTGTTTACCTGTTATCGTTGGATAGAGCGAAGTAATCAGGCTCTCTGTATTATCAGACCTGCCTTTAAGTCTTACTAGCTCCTGAAAGTAATCCATGTTTTCTTCGCTCTCGCCTATCCACTTGAGTGTGTTGTCAGCGTTATAAGGAAAGTCAGGATTCGCGCCCTCATCGAATACATCATTAAAGGCAGTAGTTATCTTCTGGTAATTAAAATAAGCCAGCCTGTCGGCTAAGAAATCAAACTCCCCTTCGCCTAGAAATGCAAAGTCAGTAGAAGTAACAGTCCCTACAAGCTCACCCCCCAGCTTCTTGGCATCCTCTATCGCACTGGTTATATATCCTGGTGGGTTGTCCATGGTGAGCACAGACCGTAACTGTTCTGCTGTGTATAGCTCTCCTGTACTCTCATCATAGACACTGTTCACAACACCCATGTAGTTAGGTTCACTTGGAGTTGACGGTTGAGCTATGCTATTTTGGTAGCCCTCTAGCTCTGTTTTGGTAAATAGTTTGCCCTCAGGGGACTTATACGTTTCATTGGGGAACACTTCCCATAGGTCAGGAGAGAGAAAAGAATAGCCAATGCCCTGATCGGCTTTATCATCAGGGAAGATATTAAACTTCCAGTTTGGTTCAAGCTTCACGCCAAACTCGCTGAGAGCTCGCTCAGGCAAGAATGTTTGAGGCTCAATGCTCTTGGGCGGTTGGTTTGCTTCTGCCTTAGTAGCAGCCGCGAGAGTTTCCTTGCTGATTAAATCATTGACTCTGTTGAATGAGACCGCCGACTTCTGCCAATCTTCGCGCCAATCATTTACTTGCTTCGGTGTATTAGCCATTTATTTTCCTTTAGGGAATAACTTATCTCTAACAGAAACAGCCTTGCTCATCATATCCTTAATAGGGTTAGACTCTTTACTATTATCTCCAACAGCTTTGAGTATCTGGTCTATTGCTTCTTGTTTTGTAAGCTTACTCATCTACTTCTCCTTCCGCATCTCCAGCTGTGCCTACTCTGTCAACACCAGGTCCTCTGTCGTGCTGGCTATCAAACAACGGCAGGTTTTTATTTTGTTCAGCCGGCTTGTTATCCAGTGGAGAGCTACCGTTAGATGAGGTTTTCTGCGTCAAGCTTTGCATTTGCTGTTCAAGGTTAAGCGCCACAAGTTTGCGCTGCTTGATTGTATTGATAATCGTGTGCAGTAATACTCTCGCCTCTATGTCTTTGCCCTCCTCATCTATCAATGTGAACAGTCCGTTAATCAACATAAGCAGAGGCTCGGCTTCCACCAGCCTGTCTTTCCTGACTCTTGCCTGCTCGACTTTCGGATTGTGCACCCTGACTATATCCTCAAGGATAGTTTCGTCAGATAAGAACTCCTTAGCTGTATGTGCTTCGGCATAATTGATAGCCCTATCCTCTTTTGAGTTGGGCAATATCTTAAACTTCAAAGTGTAATTCCCTTTGAATATATCAGGAGAGTATTCTTTTTGTTCTCCTGACTCTCCTAGTTTGAATGGGCGATTATCTTTCTTTATCTGGTCTATCAGCATCAGGAGCATCCCTTGATAAAATCTTGATATCCCATCTATGCGCGGCAGGAAGATTGCATCCTTTGACGCTCCCAGTCTTGATAAGGCACTACCGGATAGAGGGAAGCTGATATTACCAAACTCAACAGTGGGCAAGCCACCTAGTTGGAGTCTTTCATTGAGTGCCCCAAAGAACATCTTGCTTGCTGCCTTGATATCCTGTATCGGCATAAGCTCATATTTCTCGTCAACCCCCATCTCGATTATAACGCCCAGTCCATATGGGTCCTCCTCCTGCTCTACATCGTTTGTTCCGATTAGCTCAGGATTGACTTTCTTCTGCATGGGAGCTTTTACGACCATCATCGCTATAGTCTGCATAATGCTTGCACTTCTATTCAGCTCAGAATAGAGGTCTCGGTTCGCGGCAAAGATACTCTCGTTATTATATTTACTATAATCTGACTCACCACTCAGCGAGCTATAAACACCTGATGCTGTAATGATTGGCGCATATCCGATAGTATGTTTCCTCCAGTGTATAACCTCGCCTCCTGTCTTGCTGCCACCCTTAAATATGATATTGACATCTCTATCCCAGTAGTCATTTGCGTCAAGAGTTGGGTTCTCGGCAACCGCCAGCTGGAGTTTCTTGCCTATCTCACTGCCGTCTACCATAATCTGAGAGCGATATCTACTGGTGAAATAGCTACCAAACACTACACCGCGCTCAACCGGACCCTGCACACAGGTAAAGTTCTTAACATCATACGGCAAAACGGATGACCCCATAACGCCATCCTCTGTTCTGTTGTAGATAACTCTGGCAGCTGCATGTCCACGCAAGCACAGCTGGTCCGCTACATGGGTAAGCAGGTCGGGTATCCTGTATTCTTGAAAGAGAGACCTGTTTATCTGCTCTAACAGGAGAGGGATAACCTCCTCAATCATATTCTTTTGTTTATTATCAAGCTCATTTGATTGGATTTGCGGTTGCATCTCCAGACTTGACAACATTGAAATAATTCTATCAGCAAATACACGCGGATCATTGAAGGTAACAGAGATAACACGCTTAACGACTTTGTTTTCCGCATCACGAAGCTTGTAAGGATCGAGCCAGTACAAATCCCTGTCACCATCCTGCCTGGTCCTTAGCGCGGAATCATTGTTTTGTGCAGCTACTAATTGTTTCCAGTAAGGTGTGCCGTCAAATACTTCTTCCGTCATAATAATCTCCTAGAAATAATGAATCCGTCTTTTCATTCTTCTTATTTTTGTTACCACTTCTGGAGCGAACTCAGAAATTATATATCTCTCGGCGTCCATGTGGTGATACCTAGCTTTATTTTGAATAGTCCCATCAATGGGTGTATAGGCTTCGTCAAGTTTACGAGAGTATGTATGCTTCTCATCCAGATACTCTCCTAAGTCATTAAAGATCATCAGCTTGTTTGTTTTGTGCATTGCATAAACTCGGTCTATGCCCACATCAACAGCTCCAATCTTTGGCTTTGCTATTGCCCAACCGTTCTTATTAAAGGCTTCTCGCCAGCCATCCTCATGCGGGGCGCCACCTACTCGCGCCACAACAGGGCTGTCCCCAACGATATCTTTCCAGGCAGAAACGTGCTCAGCAGCAGTTTTTCCTCCATCGTGATAGGTAGCGAACAAGTAGAGAAAGCCTGTGGTCGGGTGTGCTTTATAGAAACAGGCAGCCGTATTAACGCTACCGAAGTCATGTCCGACATAGACATCCCATTCAACTGGTAGTGCTCGTCTAGGAATAAGGCAGATGCTTTCATTGAACGCATCATAAATCAATCCTGCAGGCTTAGCAAACTGACCTCTATACAGCAAGTCAAACTTCCAGTCAGGAAGCAATGCTCTTGCCGAGTCATATTCTTCTCGAGAAAACGCAGGGTTCTCAATAGAATCAACGTGGACAACCTTGATTGTATTATCCCCATTCTTCCAGGGATCGTATACCAAAGCTTTAAGCCAGCCGAGATTATAGAGTGTGGTGGTTATAAGTATTCTGCCCTGCGCCAATGAGAGCCTGCGCCTGACAGCTTCAAAGGCATCCCTGCCAAACTGCGTCTGTCCTGCCTCATCCAGCCATGCAGCCTTCGCAGTAGCCGACTCGATGGACTCAGGGTTAGTTGCCGAGACAATGATTACCCTTGTTTCTTTCCCCGGATACATCACTCGTCTTTTATCTTTAGGATTGTTTGTTTTCTTGTTCCAAAAGGTGAATGTTCGCTCTGACTTACTCCATGAACCTAAGTGCATCAGGTCATTAAACACATACAGAAACTCAGGCAACAGCTTCAAATTAAGCAGTGGATAGGTAGAAGTGACAATAAGATAATCCCCAGGACCTTTATCTTGTATCTCTCTCAGAAGCCAGTGAGGACCGAGACAGGTCTTTCCTGATTGCGTGCCACCGAGCATAGCAATAAACCGCTCTTTGGCAAACCAGACTTCCTTCTGCCCTCTATGAAAGTTTAGATGAAGCTGATTCCCCAGTATCTCCCTGAACTGCGGAGGCGACTGTTTCTTTTCCTTCACTGTCTGCTGCATCGTTAAGTATTTCTCTTGCCTCTCCCTCAATCACCAGCTCCTCGTCATTTGTTTTATCCAGCCGGGGAGCTTGCCTTGGGTTCTCTATATTGATAACTATCTTCGTTATATCAGGCGCATCGTTATCTGAGCTGTCAATCTCTTTGGGTATTCTCTTGGCATAAGTATCCGACCATCTCCGCGCGGCATACTCCATGAACCGTAGATAAGCTCTCGAGTCCGATGTGTTAGGATTGATCCACTCATCCACCAGATCTGATTCTGCTTGTGCTTCAGCCTTCAGCACCATCATTCGCCAGTCCATCCACATCACATTATCATAGGCTATCAATACCTGCTTTTCAGGATCAATGCCAAACTTCATCCATCTGTCAAACGTGGTTATCCCTATACCATTGATATGCGCAGCTATTCGCCGGCTTTTCTTTTCTATGAGTCTCTGGATGATTCGGTCAGACAGGTCCTTCGTTATCTTTGTGACCCCTATTGGTCTGCCGCCACTTCTGGGCAACGGTCTTTCTATCTTCGCTAGTGCCTTGCTGTCTATTGTCTTTGCCTTCACAGCTACCACCTATTCTGCCTCTTTCTTTGTACTCCCTAAGAGAAGGGCTAAAAGTATAGGGAAGAGGGACAACCCTATCATTAACCCCCCTCTATCACTAGGAGCAAGAAAAAGGAGAGAGATACGCTGAGAGCAACCGCAGCGTTCTATATTTAACATAACAGAGGATTGCCAACTTGTCAATTACTGATCGATTGAGCATTATGCAAAAAAATGCATATTGCTTAGAGACGACATAATAAATGGGACAGGGGAAACCCATAGGATATGTATAAAATATCTGAGGTACCTCGCATACTCCCCTACTCCCCTCAGGGAATAAGCGTATGGTGGTTTATATACCCCCCTGTTGCGGAGCGACCGACTTCCTCTTAGCGATAGTCCGACTTCTTCTTAGAGGTGACGACCTTTTTTCTACGAGGTGTGCCACCACCACCGCAACAGAAGCGCAACATGGTAGCCACGACCGCAACGGTTAGCATCAAGAGCAACGATAGCAACAGACTCAGCACCAGAGCGTGGGTCTATCAAGACCAGCGTGGACACACCACCACTGACAGAGCGAGGAGCATAGCTCCGAGCGTTAGCCTGATAGAGACACACCAACTACCACGTCAACACTTGCCAACAGCGCAGCGTCCGGCGGCAGCACCGCTGCGCCATGTCAAGCGTTACAGGTTAGTCAACCAATTGCATTATTGTTATGTTAAGTTACGCTAGGCAGGGCAAGTTTGCAATATCCACCTGAATTGATATGTTATGTTAAGATGTTACGTTAGCATTACATAATCTTTTTAGCGTGTTATGTATGGCAGACATAAGAAGATTGACGCCTGAAGCGTTTGTGTAATGTTGTGTAACGTTTGTGGAAGTCAATGTTATGTATGGCAGACATAAGAAGATTGACGCCTGAAGCGTTTGTGTAATGTTGTGTAATGTTGTGTAGCTCTCTCTCTCTCTCTCTATCTCTATATATATCTAGTATCTCATATATATATTATTACGTGGATGCCTCGCACCCCTGAAAACA